GCATCGAGTATCTTAGCCGTAGTAACCGCATCAGTAGCTAAATCAGCAGCAGCTATACTCCCATCAGGTAATCCACCTGTACTAAGTCCTGTTACTGTTCCTGTTCCATCTATTGTAACTGACATTATAATTTACCTCGTTCTGTGTCAATCAAGGCTTCTACAGCTGCTAGCCATGATTTACCTGCATCATTAGCAATTGCATCTCGTAGTCTTCTTGGAGTAATAGTTGCTTCTAGTTTTGCAATTTCTCTGTAAGGAGCGTTAGCTAATTCTGCTGCTACTGCAATAACTGAAGCATCTGTTTCCACTTGAGTTTCTTCTCGCTGTGTTTCTACTCCTGTCACTACATTAATTTGTCTTATCATTATCTCACTCGTATGTAATGTTTACTTTACCAGCATCAAACGCTTCATTTCCTGCGACTGTTGTGATTCTGATCTGGGTAAGTTCAGCCGATAAAGACTTGGCTCCTGCACCCCAGTTGCCATAGACATCTGTGCGTCCTGTCAGCATTGTTCCCGTCCATGAAAATGTTCCTGCGTCCAGTAATTCCAACGTCAGCCTCCCGCTATAAGTGGTGGCGGCTGATCCATCTCCAAGCAATCTAAATCCATTTGAGTAATTGGATGAGGCGGTGTTGCCACTACCTCCCTCCCGCACTGCCACACCAACGTAACCGGAAGTCTCAAAACCACCTGCATCGCCCAATTGGACAATTTGGATTGAATTTCCTGCACCAGATAGACCCGACACATTGACAGTAATTCTTTTTGTGCCGGAAGGAATTCCTGTGTAATCAATTGAGTTACCACTTGTGGAAGCTACTGCTGTTCCAAGTGTTATTCCAGAAGCAGGAATAGCTGTACTAGCCCAAGCTGATCCAGTACTAGTTAATACATTACCACTAGTACCAACAGCTGTTACTCCTGTTCCACCGTTTGCAACCGCAGCTGTACCTGTTAAATTAGCAGCTGGAAGAGCTGTTAATGAAGCACCACTACCCGCTAGTGTGACTCCAGCAGGAATAGTAAAGGTATCTCCTGAGTCTCCAAGAGTGACAGTATCGGAAGATCCGGTTGCTGGTGTAATCTTATTAGTTACTAGTTCACTCATAATCTATCCTTTGATTTATTGAAATTGGTATCTGATGATAACTATTCCTGAACCGCCATTGGCTCCTGCAACTGCAGAACCAGAAGTCCCAACACCACCACCACCGCCTCCAGTATTAGCTGTTCCTGCTGCCCCTGTTGTATTATAACCGCCTGTTCCACCCCCACCAGAACCAGCAGCACCAACAGCACTATTGTAAGAACCCGCACCCCCACCGCCAGCCCTTGTTACAGCGGAGCCAGTTATAACTGAAGATACACCAGCACCCCCAGCACCACCTAGTGATCCTGTACCATTAACACCTAGTGCCCCAGCCCCACCGCCTCCACCACCACCGTAAGCGGGTGCTACAGAAACTCCAGCACCACCAGCGTATCCTTGATTAGAAGTTCCTGATCCAACATTAGAACCTGCGTAAGCTGCCCCTCCACCAGAACCACCCTCTAATGCATGGATATTATGCGCTCCTCCACCTCCACCGCCAATAGAAGTGATTGTTGAAAATACAGAATTGCTCCCTGAAATACCAACTGCGTTAGATGCAGCAGCACCTGATCCACCAGCACCAACCGTCACAGTATAACTAGCTGCGCTAATAATTAATCCGGTTTCACTTGATCCACCACCACCTGAAGTTTCACTTTCGTATGAATTTCTATAACCCCCAGCACCACCGCCACCAGCAATTTGACCAACAGCACCACCGCCACCAGCACCGCCAGCAATTACTAAATATTCAAGACTACCCGAAGAAGAAGCTGCAAAAGTACCACTTGATGTGAATACATGAATCTTGTGATCCCCTACTGTTGTGACTGTTCCTCCTGTAGCTGCTACAAATGGCAATACATGACCTGTCCCTTCGCCTACATTAGTCCAAATATTAGCTCCAGCCGTTGCGTCTGTTAGACAAAACATCTCACCACTGGTAGTATTTAAAAATACTGTACCTACACCACCAGCAGGGTTAGTGCTTAACGTAGGATCAGAAGATGACTTAGTAATGTCAGATTGCACAGGTAAATTAGTTAAATTTGCACCAGATATAGCAGGAAGAGTGCCAGTTACATTACTTATATCAGCTACAATAGGCCTGTTAAACGTTATATTCCCTGTACCATCTGGCGTTGTGACTGTATCTACTTTTATTGTTGATGCCATAGTATCCTCTTAAACTATTGTCCAAGTTGAACCGCTTGTAACGGTTACGGTAATTCCGCTATTAATTGTAACAGGCCCAGCAGTCATTCCGTTCTCAGACCCTAAGAAAGTTATATTAGAAGCAATGACCTTCGCATTTGTGCGTATGATTGCATCTGTACCAAGGCTTGGGCCACCCGCAGTTCCCCAAGTGTTATCACCTTTCAGGGCTGTCGCAGAGCTGGGTGTTCCAGTTGCGCTAAGCTGAGTAACGCCTACCGAACCAGTAGCCGGAGTCCCAAGTGAAAGAGTCAGACCAGTGTATATAATTTGGATTGCAATGGGTGAGGCTACAGCAGTAGTAAACGTTACTTGGTTACCTGTTATTGTAAAGTCTGTACCATTTCGCTGTACCACACCATCAAGAGTCAGTACTACTCCATGAGTAGTAGTGTCATGTGTTAGGGTGTAGACTGTTGCTCCCGATCCAGTTAGATGATCGCTGACCGCATCACCTGAATTAATTCCTCGGCCTATATATGCCATTTGTTATCCTTTGATTTATGCTTGAAATTGGTATCGGATTATTACTATTCCTGATCCACCAGCTTTACCACCTGTAGCAATGTCTGCTCCACCCCCACTCCCGGTATTGACTGTGCCTGCTGTGCCTGCATTTCCTCCTCCACCTGTCCCGCCAGTACCATGACTCCCGACAGTATATCCACCTCCACCACCACCTCTTGTCACAGCGGAACCGTTTATACTTGAAGATAACCCGTTACCACCATGTTTATCTGGGCTAGCAGACCCGGCTCCTCCACCACCACCGCCAGAAGTAGAAGCCCCTGTTGCCCCGTTGTTACCTTGACTTGGAGATGCAGTAGCAGTACCACCTGCCCCACCATTAGAACCACCCCCACCAGAACCGCCGGGGCCACCAGCAGCCCCAGAAGGCCCACCACCATACCCGCCAGCATCACTATTGATTGAAGAAAAATCTGAATCATTTCCTACTGTTCCAGCTCCTGCTCCAACTGATCCAGCTCCACCCCCTCCAACCGTTACAGTAAGCCCTGTGTTGGTAACCGTAAAGCCAGTTGCGGTTCTGTACCCGCCTGCCCCACCTCCACCAGCATAGTTACTCCCACCGCCACCAGCCCCAGCAATAACCAAATACTCAACCACATCACCAACAGAGAGAACATTGCCAACAGTAGGAGTAAAAGTTCCTGAACTCAAAAACGTATGAACCTTATAACTACCGTCTGTAGTTATTGTCCCGCCTGTCCCAGACATATATGTTATTGGAACAGCACCAGTACCATCACCAATGTTAGTCCAAATATTAGCTCCGGCAGTTGCATCAGTTAGTGAAAACATCTCACCACTGGTAGTATTTAAAAATACTGTACCTACACCGCCAGCGGGATTAGTTGATACTGTAGGATCAGAGCTAGACTTTGTTATTTCGTCAGGCAAGTTAGTAAGACTAGCCCCTGATATTGCTGGAAGTGCGCCTGTTAATTTACTTGCTGCCATTGCTGCAATCTGGGCATCCGTAACTGTACCAGTTAGTTTAGTTGTTGCTAGACCCGTGATGTGACTATCATCCACACTCCCAGATACTAAGTGGGAAGAGTCCACACTCCCAGCTGAAGGGGATACGGTCTCTACTGTCTTACCAATGTATAGGCAGTACATAGTACTTGGACTGCTAATTGTACTGGTTGTTAATGCTGTCCCAACAGCCGTGTAGCTGGTGGGATCTTGCCTCACATTATCAATGAAAAGCGCAATATCAATGCTGTTTGAAACAGACGTGGACAAAACAAAATTTGTGCCCGTAGGACTACTGAAGGTCTGTTGAGTCAGCGAACTATATTTCTCTGCTGGAATGTTGCCCAAATAGGCCATATTGTCTCCTAGACGCTGATTGCATCAATGCGTGAAATTACGGTATCCAATGAAGCAGCTGTGTCTGATACAACCGTTAGCGCATCACCATTTTGCATGATGATCTTAGATCCTCCATCAATAAGTTCTAACGCAGATCCGATTGGTATCGGTGCCGATTTTATAAGATAAAAATTAGCTGCTCCATTTACGATATAAACGTCTACATTAATAGAAGAGGCCGATACATTCGCACACCTAATTCCTACTACTGTGTCATCAGAGTCACTAGTGAAGACAGTGACTGGAGATGTCCCAGTTACTCTATCGAGATGTCTCTCAAAATCTTGTGCCATTTGCTGCTCCTTTTATAATGCGACAGACATCGCAATAGCAAAGCCGTTAGTAGCACCAGTTGGTGCCTGAAATGTGGGTGAAGCCCCTGCTCCTAAACTAGTAAGCACCTGTCCTGAAGCACCTTTAGATACTGGAATATTACCTAAATCTACATCGGAGTCAGCCATTGTAATAGTACGAACGGTACTAGTAGCTACACTGCTGACTTGGAAGGCTAACTCTTTAGTGTTATCCGCATCATCTTGAATCCTAAACACATCATCTTGTACGTCAGTTACTACTCCTGCTACAAGCCCAGATATTTGTGTCTGGATATTTGAGCTGACACCGTTAAGGTAACCAAACTCTGTATTAGTTATACTTCCGTCATGTATCTTAGTGGCAGCGATAGCAGCACTGGCATTAATATCTGCATTAAGAATAGTTCCATCAAGGATATTAGTAGAAGTAATACCACCTGTTGATATATCACCAGTAAGAATTGTTCCGTCCAATATCTTACCAGTAGTTATAGCCCCGTCAGCAATGTCCCCAACAAGGATAGTACCGTCAAGGATATTAGTAGAGGTAACACCACCTGTTGATATATCACCAGTAAGAATTGTTCCGTCCAATATCTTACCAGTAGTGATAGCCCCGTCAGCAATATCATCAACGAGGATAGTACCGTCTAGTATCTCAGTAGTAGTAATCGCGCCTGCTGCAATGTCTCCAGCCACAATGTCATTACTAAAGCTCAACTTACTGTAGTCTATGGCAGCACTTGCGTTAACATCTGCGTTAACAATAACCCCAGATGATATAGCTACAACACCAGAAGAGCTAATAGTGGCATCACCAGAAGCAGCCACATTGGTAAATACAGTACCTGTTCCTATTAATAGATGACCACTAGTTGTAGCCAATGCGTCATCAATGAAATCAACCTTTGGCGCAGTTACGGCATCATCAATGATGTCTGCTGTGTCAACGGCAAGTGAAGAAATAGTTAGTACACCAGTGTTAGATAGCGTCCCATCACCAGACATGATTACGTTAGTGAAGGTCGTTCCGTTACCAACCATGATATGCGTGTCGGTAGCAACTATAGCGTCATCAATGAAATCAATTTTTGGTGCGGTTACATTATCATCAAGTATGCGAACTGTAGTTACCCAGTTGTTAGCTTCAATCGCATCAAGCCTGCCATCATTCGTGTTGGCTCCACTTAGTAACTGGTCAAGCTCCGCATCAACCTTGGTAGCACTAATAGCTACTGGAGGTGTGGCATCTCTGTCAGTCTCAAAATCATATAGTCTAGTTAACGTTGCCATATATCCCCTTAATCATTAGCTCTGAATCCAGCGTTTGCATACTTCACACCATAGAATGCAATACTGAGATCTGTTTTATGTGTTGCTGAAAATGAAAACTTGATTGCCCTGCCCATGCCTATCATTGGTATCAGCACCTTGTTAACGTCTGGAAAGTCCCAGTAGCCAGAATCCCATTCAGTCATATCCCACTGACTAAATGTTGATTGTAGATAAAATGTTTTGTACGATGTAAGATCAAAGTCAAAGTAGACATCTAGGTTAAACAAGCCAGCAGCACCGCTACCTTTAAATTGAAAGTACTTAAACATTTTCTTGATACTGATGTTATCAAACCATAGCCATGGGGTGTCCCACTGCCATGCTACACCAAAGCTATTGTCACCATCAGCATATATATCAACATCACTTGAGTTAGTATATTCACGGTAGACTCTTCCGTAATTACCAGCACTAAAGATTTCGTCATCAGGCGTTCTAATGGATTGGTATATGGTTATGTCTCTGTCTTCCATCCACGCTTTGATTTCGTAATCATATACATATCGTCTCTGTATAGATGGGATGTTTATCCAAAACTCATTCTCTGACTTATGGTTAACAACGTTGATTTCATCTTGGTTAGTTATAGCTTTCAATAAAGGATTAAGCCTGTCACGTATATTGTCAGATAACTTTTTAGTCTTAAGCCCTTGAACTATTAGCTCACTCTTCATTGAGTTAAGCCCACCAGTTTCTACGATGTAGTTATCAAGCCCAACCTCATCCATAGCCCTGTGTGACATTGCCCCTGTATTAAATATTGTTTTATCAATAGCTATATCTGCGAATACAGCAGGGACTGTGTACGTAACAATATGATTCTTTAGAGCTATAATCAGTTCATTCGTCTGGCCAAGGCGATTAATACCAGTAATGGTATCACCTCTAGCCAGAACAGCAGCCAAGTCTATATCAACATAGTCCGAAGCACCACTCCAATCATCTTCATCATCTACTGCACTACCTATGAATTGAGTCTTCCTATTTAGTATGCCAGACATCCACACGCGGTTGTTCAATGCGAACACATATTTAGCAAGAGGAGGACTGTCTAATAGATCAATCGTATAGTATCCCGTATGAGATAACGGAGGTGCAGCTCCATCATTCAAAGCTCCTGTTGCTTCTTGATGAGCGACACCAATTGTTATTGGTGATACGTTCTGCAATAATAATGTACCTGATGTTTCACTATAGTAAACGTTATACCCAG